GTTTCTTATAATCCTTATTCGGGCTTTGATGACGTAACTGTTCAGCGCAATTTCCTACAAGCTGATCTAGTTGGTGCATCACAAAAACCCCATTTCTTTCTTAATCCCACTAATAACACGGGAGGACAGTTAGATTTACCCTTTTTCTGGCAAGACAATTATCTTTCGTTGTCATCTGCAGATAGGGCATTATTGGGTGAAATGACGATCAAATCCTTTGGCAATCTCCAACACGCCAATGAGGGTAATGATCCTGTCAACATTACAGTCTATGCTTGGGCCTCTGATGTTGTACTTACTATGCCTACGTCTCTTACTACTCTTACCGCTGCTAACTATACACCGCAGTCAGGTAATTTGAATTCAGGGGATGAATATGGGAAAGGTATCATTTCAGCACCAGCCAGTGCTGTTGCTCGAGCCGCAGGAAAGCTCAAAGACGTCCCAGCTATAGCTCCCTATGCAAGGGCTACTGAGATGGTCGCAAGTGGTGTAGGAACCCTTGCAGCACATTGGGGGTATTCGAGGCCCCCTATTGTCACTGACATTGTGCAACAGAAACCGTCACCAGCAGGCAATTTATCTAATACAGATGCCGCTGATGCAATTATGAAGTTGTCTTTAGACTCCAAGCAGGAGCTGACAATTGATTCAAGAACCGTCGGGTTGGACGGAGAAGATCAAATGGATATCGCACGTTTCGCTCAACGTGAATCTTATCTTACTTCATTTACTATGGGTCCCCAAGAAGGCCCTGATACTCTGCTTTGGAACTGCAGAGTTACACCTAATCTATCAAGGACTGAGGGTGATGAAATTCATCCTACTCCTATGTCGTACATAGCTACCCCGTTTACAAATTGGCAGGGAAGCCTCAAGTACAGATTCCAGATTGTCAAGTCTAATTTCCACAAAGGAAAGCTACTTGTTAGGTGGGATCCAAACTCGCATGGATCAGATATCCAATATAACTCCGTCTACAGCAGAGTCATTGACATTGCGGAATGTGATGATTTTGAAGTCGTTGTAGGATGGGGCCAATCCGTACCATTTCTAGGTACAAGCAATCTCACCACTGATGAGCTATTTTCTGATACGCTACGTCTGCCCACAGACAGTGCTGAAAGATACAATGGTGTGATTGAAGTTGATGTGGTGAATAATCTGGTTTCACCATCACTTGACAGCCCAATACAATTCAACGTATTTGTGTCTGCATGTGAAGACATCAAGTTTGGATCGCCGTCTTCTACCGCCATGAAGTCGCTTTCCATTTTTCCGACACCAGCTGCAGCATTTACGCCACAGTCAGGTATTGTAGACAGTGAAGCAATCGCTGGCACGTCGGAAGGGGCTACTGATGCTCCAACAAATCCAGATCCAATCCCGCAAATGGCAGAGAGTGCCGAGGTAGCCGACCAGACGATGAATGTCTTTTTTGGTGAATCTCCCACTTCTCTTCGCGAACTAAATCGTCGATACATTTTGCACCGCACTGAAGCCTTCTTGGGGCCTGGTGCTGGTAATAACCTGAAATTCTCATCTATTCGAGATAAGGGTTTGGGACTTTGGAATGGGTGGGACCCAGATGGCGTAGATGTGGAGAATGGATCTCCATGTAATATCGTCATCCCCACCTATGCTACCTTTTTCTCTCCGTGCTATGCGGGTTGGAGAGGAGGTACTAGGACGAAATATATGTTTTCCGGGAATATTGGTACTAAACCAACAGTCTCTAGGATAGGGTTCTCAACTCAATCCAGACGACAGGAAGCAGAATATGCAATCACTAGTGATGATCAGTTAACCAAGCGTCTAACGTTTGGCACTAGTCAATTCACATCAGGTGGTTCAGCGTCCACTAACTTGGGTATTAACGACACAATTGAAGTCGAGGTGCCCTACTACAACGGCGTGCGTTTTTCCCCCGCGCGTCTACCTGGTGCATCGTTTGCGAACGGTGCCCAATCAGCTCAAGTGCAACTTGTACAAGCTGACCTACTGGAACCACCAAGTCAACTGGCCTCTACGGCAGTTGTACGTGAGTGGAAGTCGGTGGGGGAGGATTTCACTTTTTTCTTCTTCACTGGTTGTCCAATCGTCTACCGTAACGAGATTACGCCTGCTCAATAGAGCGGCTTTTATTTCTACGTAGCTGAGTTTTGCCGGATTCTTATAAAGATCCGGAAACCCCCCTCTCGGGGGTATATAAATTAGGGAACACCC